GCTAAAAACATAGCCAAAGGAAAAATGTCTGCGGCTTACTGGGCTAACAAATCTAAATGGTAAGGAGATAGCTATGCCAATGGTCGGAAAGAAAAAGTTCCCTTATACAGCTAAAGGTAAAGCAAAGGCTAAAGCCGCTGCTAAAAAGACAGGCAAAAAAGTAAAAAAGGCTAAGGGTTACTGATGCCTAAGAAAAAGAAAGCAAGTGATGCGTGTGCAAAGAAGGTCAAGTCCCGTTACAAGGTGTGGCCTTCTGCGTATGCGTCCGGTGCTGTAGCTAAATGCCGTAAGGTTGGGGCTAAAAACTGGGGGAATAAGCGTGGCAGTAAGAAAAAGTAAGAAAGGCGCGGCCCTAAAGAAGTGGTTTAAAGAAGATTGGGTGGACGTAAAGACAGGTAAGGAATGTGGTAGAAAGTCTGCTAGTAAATCTAAGCGTCCTTATCCTTCTTGTAGACCTAAGAAAGTAGCTTCTAAGATGACTGCTGCTGAGAAGCGTAGCTCTTCTGCTCGTAAGACAGGACCAGCTAAAATTAAACATGCAGTAACAGCGTCAGGAAGAAGGAGAAAAAGTACCAAAAAATAAAACTTGACTTTAGTTATAAAATATGGTATAATATATAATATATAGTTCTATAGAGATAATCAAGGCGACCTCAAATGGACCAAGAAACACAAACATATTACGATAATTATTTTAATCTTTTTCTTACAGACGGTTGGAAACAACTAATGCAAGACTTTGGTAACAACGCTGTACAAATTAACAGTGTCGAAGCAGTTAAAGATGCTGACGATATGCACTTCCGTAAGGGACAACTAAACGTATTAGCCCACTTAATTAACATGGAAAACATAGTCAGTACTAACTACGAAGAAGCTAATAAGTCTGAAGACGATGATTAAAGTATTTGATTTTCGTTGTACTAATGGACACATCTTTGAAGATTTTGTAGACGAAGGCACAACAGTCAGTAGGTGCGATTGCGGTGCTAACGCTACAAAGATTCTATCAGCAACTCCACATATCCTTGATGGGGCTTCTGGGGACTTTCCCGGTAGACACATGAAATGGGTACGTGAACACGAGAACGCTGGTAGTAAATAACAGGAATCCAATCGGGCAACTCCTATTTTAATTTCTCCATAACCTAGTAAGGCGGGGTAAGTTTACAATGTCAAGAGCAACATTAATTGATGAGCGTCAGGAAGAAGAAACAGAAACAATCGATCAGCTAGAACAGGATACTGTAGAGACTCCTCAAGAAGAGGAACAACCTCAAGCAGAGCCTGAACTTCCAGAAAAGTACCAAGGTAAATCAGTAGAAGATCTAGTGCAAATGCACCAAGAACTTGAAAGATTTACTGGTAAGCAGAGTACGGAAGTTGGCGAGCTACGTAAGGTTGTTGATAGTTATATTGAAAACCAGACACAACTCACACAACAACAAGCACCTGAAGTACAGCAACAAGACGAAGAGGTTGACTTTTTTGTTGATCCTCAAACTGCTGTATCACGAGCAATAGATAATCATCCTAAGATTAAAGAAGCGCAAGCGTATACACAACAAGCTAAAAAGCAAACTGCGTTAGCACAACTTCAACAACAGCACCCTGACATGGAATCTGTATTACAAGATCCTAAGTTTGCTGAGTGGATCACAGGATCAAAGATTAGAACACAATTGTTTGTAAGGGCTGACCAAGAGTATGATTACGAAGCTGCACATGAATTATTTAGTAACTGGAAAGAACGGAACCAAGTAGTTCAGCAAACAGCAGAGGTTGAAAAAGCCGCTCGTAAGAATGCAGTCAAGTCAGCTAACACAGGCAACGCTCGTGGTACAGGAGAAGGAACACGCAAAAAGACTTATCGTCGTGCTGACATTATTAAACTTATGAAATCTGATCCTGACCGCTACATGGCACTACAGCCTGAAATAATGGCCGCTTATGCAGACGGGAGGGTAAAATAATCTAGGAGAATTAAAATGGCAGAAGCCACATACCCCGGAGGTAGTACCTCCATTGTAAACAAGACTAACGCGGACAAGTTTATTCCAGAAATCTGGAGTGACGAGATTATTGCCGCGTTCCAAAAGAACTTGAAGATGGCACCTCTTGTCAAGCGTCTTACTATGACAGGCAAGAAAGGTGACTTGATTCACGTACCTAAGCCTATTCGTGGCGAAGCCAATGCTAAAGCGGCTAACACTGCGGTAACCATTCAGGCTAACGTCGAAACTGAGTTGCAGATCACCATTGATCGTCACTTTGAGTACTCACGTTTTATCGAAGACATTGTAGAAGTACAGGCTCTGTCCTCTCTGCGTCAGTTCTACACTGAAGATGCTGGCTATCAGTTAGCTTTGACGGTTGACACTGATTTGATGAACGTAGCTACTGGCTTTGGTGACGGTACTCGTACTACTGCTCCTGCTAACACTGGTGCAAACTGGGTTAACAGCAACAGCTATTACTTTAACGCTGCTACAGGTCTTTCTGCTTTTGCAGTTGATACTGTAACTGACGGTGATAACTTCACTGACTTAGGCTTTCGAGAAGCTATCAAGTTGATGGACGATAACAACGTACCTATGGACAACCGATGCTTGGTGATTCCACCTGCTGCTCGTAAGTCTATCATGGGTATTGATCGTTACGTGTCCTCTGACTTTGTTGGTGGCCGTGGTGTCGAGTCTGGATTGATCGGTAACCTCTACGGTGTTGACGTGTACGTTTCTAGCAACTGTCCAGTTGTCGAAGCAGCAGGCCAGAACACTGCTTCAACTAAGGACATTCGTGGTTGCTTGTTCTTCCACAAGGACGCTATCGTTCTTGCAGAGCAAATGGCTGTACGTTCGCAGACTCAGTACAAGCAAGAGTACTTGTCTACTCTGTACACTGCGGACACTCTGTACGGTGTTCAAACTTACCGTCCAGAAGCAGGCTTCATCCTGTCACTAGTTGACGCTTAAGTTCTACGGGGGTCGCAATGGCCCCCTTTCTTTTTTTTGTTGTATTTTTAGGAGCAGTCTATGCCTATTTATAGAGGATCTGGTGGTTCAGGTAGTTCTAATAACAGCGCCCTTGCCAACCAAATAACTCTTGATGCAGAGGCCGCTGCTGAAAGTGCAGCTAATGCTGCCGCCAGTGCTACTTCCGCTGCTACCAGTGCAACCAATGCAGCTACCAGTGCTACCAATGCTGCTACTAGCGCAACGTCTGCGGCTACTAGTTCAGGTAGTGCTTCTACTAGCGCAACCACAGCAACTACTAAAGCTGCTGAAGCGGCTACATCAGCTACTGCGGCGGCTACGTCAGCAACTACTGCCGCTACAGAAGCAACTAACGCAGGTACGTCAGCTACTACAGCAGGCAACCAAGCTACTATAGCCACTACAAAAGCTACTGAAGCTGCGGCATCAGCTACTACAGCCACTACTAAAGCTACTGAAGCGGCTACGTCAGCTACAGCATCAGCTACTAGTGCCACTGCATCAGCCACAAGCGCCACTGCATCAGCAACCAGTGCTACAGCTTCAGCGGCTAGTGCTACTTCTGCGGCGGCTAGTGCTGCGGCTGCTGCGGCTTCTCAAGAAGCTATTGATGGTTTGTACTTAGGCGCACAGTCTAGTGACCCTACTGTTGATTTAAATGGTGATGCAGTAACAGTAGGTGATTGGTATTTTAATACTACTATTAGTAAGAGTAAGATATACAACGGATCGTCTTGGGATGTTTTAACTTCATCTGGCAGTGTAACCAGTGTTGCAGGTACAGGTACAGTTAACGGTATAACTCTTACAGGCACAGTAACAACAGCAGGTAACTTAACACTAGGTGGTACTTTAAGTGGCATTGCAGCATCACAGCTAAGTTCACAGAACATAAGCCAGTGGACAAACGATAGTGGATACCTAACTAGTTATACAGAAGCTGATACGCTTGATTCTGTAACTGGTCGAGGAGCATCTACCACTAATAGTATAACTGTAGGGGGGTTGCACGTTAACGCAACGACTGCAATAGAAATGCCTACAGGCACTGAAGCGCAAAGACCTACTGCTGTAACGGGAATGCTACGGTTTAACACAACCTCTGCTGGCTTTGAGGGATACGATGGTTCAGCGTGGGGAGCTATTGGTGGGGGTGGTGGCGCTACAGAAGATGCGTTTTATGAAAACAGCCAAACGCTTGCTGCTGACGTTATTATTGCGGCTGGCAGAAACGCTATGACAACAGGGCCACTAACTGTAGGGTCTGGACACAGCGTTACAATAGAAAGCGGCTGTCGTGTTGTAATCATTTAAAGGAT